CGCGCTGGTGGGGAAGATGGCCTCATTGCCGAAGGGGGCCGTGCTGCTCCCCACGAGTCGGGATGGGCGCACGTTGGACTGGGAGCCGTTGAAACGGGATCCGAACAGCCTGCAAACGGACTATCTGCCGGTCCCGATGTGGGTCAACGCCCATGCCCGCCGCAGACTCCTGCACGTGTGCGAGGCGAACCGTGACCGTCTGATCTACGCCAACACGGACGGCTGCATCCTGAGGGGCTGGGATATGCCGCAAGAATGCGAATTGCACCCCACCGAGCTGGGCAAGTGGAAGATCAGTGCGCGGTATGAGCGGTTGACCGTCCTCGCCATGAACCGTTATCAAGGCTGGCGGGATGATGGCGGGGTGGATGTGGTCATGGCCGGCAGCCTCTTCACGCACCCGATACCTTACGAGACGTTCCGTCATGGCGTGGAGGTGGTGGATGACTACGGTACGCACATCATGCTATAATCCAACATGTCCCCTAAGTATCGGCTGTTGACTGGGATTGATGGCGATGGATCACCACGGCTGAGAACGCCGCCAACGTCATGCGCTACGGGCGTGGTGCCCGTACCCTACACTGGCCATATGGATACTTTCATGGAACGGTTTTGGCTCGGCGTGATTGCCGAGCCATTTTTATTATCCCCGGCATGCACAGTGATATGATTGACGTGTAATCTACTATCCAATTGGAGGGATCATGAACAACGAATCCGACGAGGACGAAAACACCACACCGCCGCCCACCGAAAAGGAGGAGGCAACGGAAACGCCGAACGACCCGCCGAAAAAGGAGCCGGAACCGGAACCCCAGCCGGATAACGGGTTGGTCGAACGACTCGAAACCCTCGAAAAAGAGGTGAGCGCAATGAAGGCCATGATGGATACGCTTGGTTTTGAGGCCGCCGACCACAACGGCTCAGACAACGACAGGCCGGAACCGGAAGACTCCAATATCACCATTGAAGACTTGTTTTAAGGAAGGATGAAATATTATGAGTGATGTAAGGCCATTGGCCGACAAGGGCGACGTTGAGATCTTCAACGCAGTACGCTCCGCCACCTCCCCCCAGTTCCAGGTGCGCATCCCCGCCGCCACGCAGGGCAACATCCGCAACGCGGTCGACACGATGCGCAACTTCCCGTACCTGCGTGATGAGTTCACGGGTGTATTGATCCAGCGTCTCATCGGGCTTTACGTGCAGCACGCGGATTGGGATGATCCGCTGAAGCTCATCGGCTCCCCCCGCACCCTCAAGCGGTACGGCTCCACGTACGAGCAGGCCGCGGTGGGCCTCGTCAAGGCACGCACCCGTAACTTCGACAAGGAGTACCTTGGTGACGACGTATACGGTCGCTACAGTCTTCCGACCGCCAGCGTGTTCCACCCGCTCACGTTCGATCACTACTACCCGGTCACCATCCCCGAGGACGCTCTGCTGACCGCGTTCGACGGCGAGGCCGGCATGTCGAACTACATCAGCGAGATCATGAACGCCCCGATCCTGTCCGACCGGAACGACATGTATCTCATGAAGACCCAGTGCTTCGCGGAATACGCGCGTAAGGGCGGATTCTACCGTGTCAACACGCCCGACGTCGGCAATGCCGATTCCACCGAGGCGGACGCAAAGACCCTGCTGCGCCTCATCCAGCAGGTGGCCAATGAACTCAAGGCCAGCCCCATGTCGGCCATGCCCAGATACAACGCACAGTCCTGGGTCACGCCGTGGCGGGACAGCGAGGCGATCCTGTTCGCCACGCCTGCCGTGATCGCCGCCCTGAACGTCGAAGCACTCGCCGCGGCCTTCCACATCGACAAGGCGAACGTCCCGTATCGCATCATCCCCATCCCCGAGAACATGTTCGGGATCGGCGGCGAGGCCGGCAAGGTGCAGGCCGTGCTCACCACCGAAGACTTCTTCTTCTGCTGGGATGAGATGCTCGAAACCACCAACAGCCCCGTCAACCCGATCGATGGGACCCGCAACATCTTCTACAAGCACCGCGGTTCCGTCACCCCGAACCCGTTCGCGAACGCCGTCCTCTTCTGGACCGGTTCCGGTTCCGCCGACACTGTGGTGTTGCCCGACACGCTCACCACCTCCACGCCCGTGTTCGAGCTGAAGGTGCAGAAGTACGGTCAGCCGGCCATCACCCCGCAGAACGTGTCCCGCGGTGACCTGGTGCAAGTGGTATCCACCATTTCCAGCGCAAACAAGAAGACGGCCAGCTTCCAACCGACCGGTATCACGTATGCGGTCGAGGGCGCAACCTCCCAGTTCACCACCATCGATAATGACGGCATCCTGCGCTGCGGTTTGGACGAGACCGCCGAAAGCCTCAAGGTCACCGCTCAGGCGACCTACATCAACCCGGCCACACCCGAGATCGACCAGACCGTCTCCGCCGCGCTCGATGTGCCCGTGGTGGGCACGTGGGTCGGCGGCATCAAGGTCGGAGCATTGTCCCGCCTGATTGTCGATGGTGCGGATACCGTCAAGGTCAATCAATCCATCAAGCTGACCGCGCAGGCCGTCATGACGGACGGGTCCAAGCAGGATATAAGCAATCTTGGTGCGTGGAAGGTCTTCCAGAGCGCCTCCTCAATCGCCTCCGTCGACCAGACGGGACTAGTTACCGGTAAAGCAGCGGGACAGGCTAATGTTTCCGTAAAGTTTGCGGGGATCGAAGCGGTGAAGCTCATCACCGTCACCGCCTGACACGTCCGACAGGCGTTAGAATGGGTATGGGAAGCAACCCCCATACCCATTCTTTTTTTAGGAAGGCGGAACAATGACGGCGAATGACCTACCCATCAACTTCAGCTATGCGCGCTGGACACCGAACACAACCTTCAAACTCTGCAACGTCACATGGGACAACGGATATAGGGATATCGTAAGATTCCCCGACCACGCGACACAGGAAGCCTATTTCAAGAGTCTGGACGGCTTGACGTTCACGGGGGCGAGCATGGCTAAGTACGGGCTGCCGGTACGTTTGCCGATCCCATTCGCCCAGGCATCTCAATATAACTACCTGGTTGCGACGAACACTTATGATTTTGATACGCCGCGAAGCTGGTATTACTTCGTGCAGAACGTGGATTACGTCAACGCGACCACATCACAGCTTAACATCCAATTGGACGTGTGGCAGTCGTATCAGTTCGACGTGGCCCTCGGCAACGCGTACGTCGAGCGCGGCCACATCGGTGTGGCCAACGAAAACCAGTGGAGGGACTGGGGGCGCACCTACCTGGACCTCCCCGAAGGGCTGGACACAGGCAAGTCAATGGTGGTCGCCGGACAGCAGTACAAGAGTCTCATCAGCGAGACCAACGGCTACACCACGTTCGGGCTATTGGTGGTATCCACCACCAAACTGGACGCGGACCCCGGCACGGCGAGCGCCCCGAAGACCACGTGCGCGGACGGCGGAGCATTCGAGAACCATGCGAACGGCACCGCCTTGTATTATTTTTCGGACGCCTTGGATTTCCTCTCCGTCATGGGTGCGGGCGCGGAATATCCGTGGGTAACGCAGGGCATCTGCGGCATCTATGCGATCCCCCAGCTCCCGGAGGCCCTCTTGGCGAAACAGAAGACTCCGGGCGTCTTTTTCGGTCAGATGATTGATTGGAGAGGTGATTGTTACCGGTTGGAGGTGCGGCATAATGACGCCGCCAGTCGCTGCGCCGATATCATCCACATAGCGAATTTCCGGGACAATTTCAAGATCCCGGAACGCTACAAGCATCTCAAGAAGTTCCGCACCGCACCATACGCAATGCTTGAGTGCTCCTGCTTGAACGGTACGGTCATCGCCTACAACCCCGAGCAGATACCCAGCCGGGACCTGACCATCCGCGAGGCGTGGGACTATGCGCCCCCCTCCCCCCGCCTCAACTTCTACCCGCGCGGATACAACGCCACCAGCATCGGCCAAACATCCCCGTTGCCGAACAACTCAGGCCTGCCGATCGACTCCGGGGAAATGCTCAACGCAAGCTTCGGGATCACCAACTTCCCGACCTTCATGGCCGTCAACAACGGTAGCGCCCTCGCCCTGGCGAACAGCGCGTACACGCGCGCGTATTCGCAGCAGTCGGCGGACTGGTCGCAGCAGAAGACCCAGATGGGCATCAATAACGCCTACGCGCAGGCACAGGTGGGCACGCAGTACGCCACCGCCCAAAACCGACTCGGAACGTCCAACCGCAACGCGATGAACGCGATCAGCAACAACGCCGCCCAGATGAGCACCGACCTCGCCCTGAAGAACCTTGACTTCAACAACCAAATGAACCAGTTGAACACGATCGGGTCAGGTGTCGCCAACGTCGTGGGCAATGCGCTCACGGGAAACATCGGCGGGGCGATCGGGGCCGCCGCAGGCACGGCGATCGGTGCATGGGCGAACCAGCAGACCTATGAGAACAACGTGTCCAGCGCGAACCAGCAACTATCGAACACGCAGACCACGAACAACGCGACCACCTCGCAGGCCAACGCCTACGCCTTGGCGCAAACCAATCTCGGCAACCAGCAGACCATGCAGTTGGCCGATATGAACAAGGATCTCAGTACGGCGGTGATGAAGGGTGATTACGAGAACGTTATCGCCGGCATCAACGCGCAGGTGCAGCAGACGCAGACCGTGCCGCCGACCACGTCGGGCGCGTTGGGTGGGGATTCGTTCAATCTTGCGAACGGGATCATGGGCGTGCTGGTGCGGTATCGGCAGATCAGCCCCGCCGCCATGACCGCGATCGGGGAGGTGTGGTTACGGTACGGGTATTACGTCCAGCGCTTCGTCAAAATGCCGCAAACACTAGTGTGTATGTCTAATTTCACCTATTGGAAGGTTCATGAGATGTACATCCGCTCAAGCACATGCCCGGAGGAATATCGCCTGACGATCAAGGGTATTTTTGAGAGCGGTGTGACCGTGTGGACCGACCCGGCGAAGATCGGCGTGACCGACTACGCCGACAATACGCCACTGCCCGGTATCGCCTATTAAGGGAGGTAGAATAAATAATATGGGACGTAAACGCAATAACGCACGCAAGGCCGCCGCATGGGACAACCAGCACGTTTTAGGCAGTCAGTGGGGGAACATGAATCTCCCCGAGACACAGCAGGCAATGAGGATTAACCAGTATTTCAAGCTGATCGAGATGCTGGCCGTAAGCCGCTTCAAATGGAAAAACCTCCCCCCATACATGGACGAGCGCTTCATTGAGCTGACCTTGTTCGAGAACGGCCTCGTATTGTTCTACCCCGACAAACGCCAGAATATTTTCATGGCCACGGCCGGGAACATCGGGGGCGTGAACTATTACAATAATCCCACGACATTCCAGCCCGTCGCCACGGGCTACAGTTATCCGCAGATCGGCTCGAAGGAATGCGTGCCGATATGGGACAACCAGCTGCGTTGCACCATGATTGACGTGGTGTGGAACTATGCGCGACGCCTCGCCCTGGCGGACAGGGCATTGGACGTGAACCTGGACAACATCAGCGTCCCGCTCATCATCGCCACGTCCGAAACGTCCAAACTGACCGCGCAGAACCTCATGAAGGCGCGTGAGGACGGCGACCCCTACATCTACGCCTACGACAGCGCGGACATCACCGGGATGTTCCAGACGTTCCCCAACACGACCCCGTATCTTGCCGACAAGATCCTCCAGTCCAAGACGCAGATCTGGAACGAACTGGTCAATTTCCTGGGTATCGACAATTCAACCACCGAGAAAAAGGAACGACTCATCTCCTCGGAGGTGGCCGCAGGCAACAGCAAGACGAACGTTTATCGGTTGTCTTATCTCAAGGCGCGGCAGCAGGCGTGCGACACGATAAACCGCCTATGGGATTTTACGGAGCCTATCGGCATCGAGTGGAACGACGAGACCAGCGGCGGGCTCCTGACCGCCGACGGGATGACGGGAAGCGAGGAATAAATGGCACAGGACTTCAGCAAGTACGCGCTCAAGGACAATATGGCGGATTACACCCTGACGTTGGGCGGGGTGATCGCCGCGGGGTATGATACCGACGAGAAACTGCACCTGTCGGCTGATTGGTATCCGATCTTTGACGAGGCATACCGCGCGCGACTCAATGACAAGATCGTGGCGCACTACCAACTGAGGGAGGTCGGCAGCGAGACGATCCCCATGTTCGTCGCCTATCTTGGTCGTACCATGCGTGAGCAGATGGACTATTTCAACCAGTTGTATCTATCCGCGCAATCAAAGTTCGACCCGTTCCTCACCTCGGACATCACGCAGACCACCGACAGCAACAACGTGAGCGAGTCCAGCGGCAAACAGTCGGGGAGCCAGTCGAACACGTCGCACTCGTCCAGCGAGTCGGACACGTTGGCCGACAACAGCGCAATGACGGTAAATTCTGAGTTCCCCCAGACACGACTGGACGACTTCAAAAAGTACGCGACCTCAGCGTCCCAGACCGACTCCAAGGGCAACACGCACACCACGAGCTCGCAGGACTCCACGCAGGACGCGCAATCCCACAGCATGACCGACTACCAGCATTCCAACGACAAGGGGTCGGCCACGATGCACACGAGCGGGTTCAATGGGTCAAGGTCGGCGCTCTTGCAGGAGTACCGCCAGACGTTCCTCAATATCGATCTTATGGTGATCCAGGCGCTCGAGCCGCTGTTCATGGGCGTGTGGGGCAGCGGTGACATGATGACCCCCATGCCGCAGGCGTACGGGACCATGCTCGCGTGGGACCTCGGCCACTGACGGGCGTAGAATAAGAGGGATAGGAGGTACATATATGTATGGACTTAATTCCACCGTCATGCCGCTGGACATGGACCCGCGGCAACGGTACTATACGACGACCCAGCCGTTCAGCTACCGCGACACGCTTACCGTGCTCGGCATGGTGCAGGAAGTGGCCGATCACTTGGAGGGGCTGCGGGAATCGGTCGACGATCTCGCCAAGGACGAGGCCACCGACGTTGAGGCGATCAACAAGGTGATCGCTCAGCTCGGCGCATGGCAGGCTACCGTTGACACCGCCCTGGATGATCTGGCCGCGAAACTCGACAAGTTCGAGGACAGTGAGCTCACCTATAATCCGACCACGGGACGGTACGAGGACTCCGAGAGCACGAACCGTGACATGTACCGTGAGCTCGCCGTGTTCGGGGCGCGGGTCGATCAGATGGCCACCATGACCACCGCCCAGGCCGCGCAACATGACTGCCTCACATGGGCGGTGCTGGGCAATAAGGACATCTTCGGCGACCCGGAGCCACGGGTCACACCACGACAGTAAGGACAACACCAATGACGGACAACGGACAATACGAGCGCACGCACCACCTCGCCCTCCCCCTGTACACGGACACGACTCCAGTGGACTTGCGGGACGGGTACAATGAGGCCATGCGGCTCATCGACCGGAAGATGCACCAGCTGGAAATCATGGTACGTGAAGCAAAGGGAGGCAACCAATGACCACATACAGCAAGACGGACAATTACGCCCTCAACCTCTACGGGGACACCGACCCCGCCGATCTGCGCGACGGTTACAACGGCTCCATGCGCATCATCGACACCACGCTCGAAGGTCACTTGGGCCGCATCGAAGGCGTGGAGTCGCGCGAAACCCACAACG